TGCAACTAACGAAATTAGTGTTACAGTTAATGGAGTAGCTCAGTCAAATTTATCTTTTCCTTCTTCTTCACAAGTACAATTAACCAGTGCTCCTGCTAGTGGGGCTGTTGTACAACTTAGACGTACAACTAATTTAGCATCACGTGCAGTAGACTTTGCATCTGGTTCAGTGCTGACAGAAGAAGACTTAGATAACTCTAATATACAAATCTTTCACTCATCTCAAGAAGCTGTTGATTTAACTGATGACTCAGTTAACTTAGGTACAGATGATAAGTGGGACATGGAAAGTAAAGTTGTTAAAAATGTTGCAAACCCCACATCTGCTCAAGATGCTGCAACTAAGAATTACCTTGAAACTGTTTGGTTATCTCCTGCTGATAAAACAGTTATAACTAACGTAAACAATAATATAACACCTATTACTAATGTGAATAATAGTTTAAGTGTTATTACTGCTGTTAATAATAATGCATCAAATATTAATAGTGCTTCAGCTAATGCAACACTTGCAGAAAATTATGCAGTTAAGGTTGATGCTGCAGTAGAAGCATCCCCAAACAGATATTCATCTAAAGCTTGGGCAATTGGTGGTGTTGGTGTAACAGATGTAGCAGGATCAGGTTCTGCAATGTCTTGGGCAGTGGAAGCAGATACAGTAGATGGATCAGAATTTTCATCAAAAGTATATGCAGGTTCAGGTTCTACGTTAAATGTAGGTTCAGCTAAAAACTGGGCAATTGGTGGTGGAGATAGTTTTGCAACTAGTACAGCAGTAGGAACTACTGGAGAATACTCTGCAAAATACTGGGCTGGGCAAGCAGCTGCATCTAAGACAGAATTTTCAAATGTTTATCAAGGAACAGCATCTACTGATCCAACAGGTGGTAGTGTATCTGCAGGGGATTTATATTTTAATTCAAGTACTAACAGACTTAAATTTTACAATGGCTCAAATTGGGCAAACATTGAAGCTACAGACACAAGTTCTTTTGCAAGTAATGGGTTTTCAGTAGCAATGGCAATAGCCTTATAGGAGTATAATATGGCACAAAATTTTAAACAAATAAAGATGAGAAACGTAGGTGCAACTCCTGTTGATATACCTGATAATGCAAACTTTCCTACTGGCTTTCATACAGTAATTGGTATGAACTTGGCTAATACTACAACTTCTGCTATAACAATATCAGCTTATATTAAAGCTACAATAGGAGGAACACCATTAGATTTTTATATTATTAAAAATATGACAGTCCCAAGTGGTTCTGCTTTTACACACGACTCTAAGATTGTGATGTTAGCTGGAGATAGATTGTATTTTGTAAGTGATACAGCAACATCATTAGACGTAGTTGTAAGTTATGTACAAAACATTAGTGATTAGGAGTAAGAAATGCCTTTTATAGGAAACACACCAAGTGTAAACTTTACAAGTTTTGCTAAACAAGATATAACTGGTGTTACTGGTAGCCCTGCTAAAAGAGGATTTACCTTAACCCATGCAGTAGCAAATGCAAATGAGATTGAAGTCTTTGTAAACAACGTAAGACAAGAGCCAACAGAATCCTATACAGTAAATGGTACTGGATTAACCATGTCTGGTGATGTTGAAACTACAGATGACTTTTACCTTTTCTACTTAGGCAAAGCCATACAAACAACAGTTCCACCTGATGGCTCAGTAAGCACAGCAAAGATAGCTGATAATGCAGTCAACTTAACATCTAAGGTTACTGGTGTATTGCCCTCTTCTAAAGGGGGAACTGGTCATTCAGCTGTTATAGCTTTTGCTTGTAAAAAAAACTTACCCTCTGCAGCAGCAGACAACTCTACTAATGACACTATAGTTTTTAATCAAGTCCAACTTAACATTGGTAATGCTTATAATAGTTCCAATGGTAGGTTTACTGCTCCAGTGGCAGGAGTTTATTCTTTTTCTTTTCATGCTATGACAGCAGGGTCTGGTGGAGCAGCACAACCTGCTAATACTTCATCCCTTGCTTTTTTTTACAAGAATAATGCAGATGCTGGGTTTGGTCGTATGCAATCTAGAGTAAATGGGCAAACTAGTTATGCAAATATTTCTGGAACTATAAATATATCACTTGCAGTAAATGATTACATTACTATTCATGTGGCATCAGAGTTTATTTTAGTAGCACATAGCCAACATTTTAATCAATTTAGTGGTCACTTAATAGGAGTTGCATAATGGCAATAAGCAAAATCCAAGCTGAGTCAATGAACCTAGCAGATACCTATGGTTTTAGTGGTACAGTTACTGGTGCTGGTAGTTTAGTTCTCTTGGTTAACTCAACAATTTCAAGTTCACGAACAAGTGAAGTAATTTCATCTACTTATATAAATAGCACATATGATGAATACATACTTTTCTTTAATCTTAGACAAGCAACTCACAATCAAGTTTTATCTATGCAAGTACTGGTTGGTGGTACTGTGAACACAAGCAGTATGTATGCTTATGAAGTTGCAGGTACTTCAGGTTCTTCATATGAATCATCAAATGCTACTACTTCATTGAGACTAACAAAATATGGTGTTGGAAATAATACAGGAGAATGTGTTACAGGTAGGCTACATATTCAAAATGTAAATAGCACAACTTTTCCTTTTATGTATTCAGGATATACAATGGCTAATAACGAGCATGGAAATCCTGAAGGTAGTTCTTTAATAGGTTCTTTAACAAAAGGAAATGTAGATAAGGTTGTAAATGGTCTTAGTTTAGCTTTCCCTAGTCAAATAACTAGTGGAACAATTAAATTATATGGATTAGTAAAGTAAGGGTTTAATGATGGCAAATGGAAATAAAAGTGTCGATGGTCAGTTAGTTGAAATGACTGATGCAGAACAAACAGCATTTGACAATGCTAACACAGCTTGGACTAATGCTACACCTGCTAGACGTATGGCAGAACTACGCAGACAAAGAGATGCACTACTAGTTGAAACAGATTACATGGGTAATTCAGATGTAGTTATGTCAGAAGATTGGGTTACATATAGACAAGGACTAAGAGATATAACAAGTCAAACACCTAGTGATGATACCTTGAGTAACATTACTTTTCCAACGAAACCAACGGAGTAAGTCATGCCCTACATAGGAACACAGCCTTTAACTGGGCAATTTACTAAGCTGACAGCCATTAGTGCAGGGGCAAATAGTTTAACAAACACTTACCCTTTGACTAAAGGTTCAGCATCTTTCTTTGCTGCAACAGCAGAACAACTAATCGTATCTGTGAATGGTGTAACACAAGCACCTAATGATGCTTACAGTGTATCAGGGTCTAACATTATCTTTACTGAGAACCTAACCACAGCAGACACGATTGATTACATCTTGGCTTTGGGAGAAGTTGGTAACTCAGTAGTACCTACAGATGGCTCAGTAACTGGAGATAAGTTTAGCTCTACTGTCTATAGAGATGGCATCAGGATTAATGGAAGTGCAGCTACTGATAACGTAACAATCGCAAGTGGTGAACGTGCAATGGTTGCAGGAGACTATACTATTCCCACAAACAAAACATTAACAGTAAATGGAGTATTAACCATTGTCTAAATTATTAGTTGACGAGATTCAACCCAAAACTACTGATGGTAGTGTAGGTATTAAAGGTCATGTGTTACAAGTTAAACAAACTTTGTACACAGACCAATTTAATAAGACTACAACAGCAGAAGAAGACATAACTGGGTTTAATATAACAATTACACCTACATCAATATTAAACAAAGTGCTTATTCAAGTTCATATGGTTGTGAGTTCAGGTGGAAATACTGGAGTTGGTTTTACCTTAAAAAGAGGAACAACTGCTATTGGTATAGGTAAAGATGAGGGAAGTCGTACTAGGATAGGTTGGGCATATGATGGTGGTAATTCAGATACAAATAGAGCAACATCAGTATCTTATCAATTCTTAGATGAACCTGCAACAACAAGTCCAATTACTTATAAAATTAGTATATATAAACATTCTACAAATTCTTTTTACCTTAATAGAAATCAAACAGCTGGTGGTCAGTTTTATGATGACAACTATGCTTCAACTATAACTGCAATGGAAATAGGAGGATAGCATGAGTAGTAAAATAGGTGTGCAGAACATAGCACACACAAACGGAACTAATGCTATGACTGTTAGTGCTGGTGGTGTAACCACATTTACTAATCCACCTGTAGGTATTACATCAATGGGTTTAGTAAAACTAGTAACTCTTAATCTTTCAAATGCTACTGATGCTACTATTAGTTCAACTTACATTAACTCTACTTATGACACATACAAATTTATATATGATTTTGTACCTGCTCTTAATAATGCTTATTTATACACTAGAGCAGTTGTTGGAGGTTCT